GTTTTGCTGTCGGGTTCGTTGTACCAATACCTACATATCCTCCGTTTTTAAAGACTATCCTAGCGTTACCGCTACCATCAATAAAGTCTAACCTATCTACACCAGTTCCTTTGGTAAACTGTAGTGTGTATGCATTTGCGCTTCCATCGTTTTTACTGTAGAACTCTAACCTAGCGTTACCAGTAGTGGTATTTGCTGTACCTATTTGGATTACAGGATCGTTGTTTCCTATATGTAAATCTGCAGAAGGAGTAGTAGTCCCAATACCTACGTTACCTGAGGAGTTTATATAAAGTCTAGAAGAACCAACTGATGTCGGATTTCCTGATAATATATTTAGGTTGGTTCCGTCCATATAAATCTCACCACTACCTGCTGCTGTTGCATCAAACCATATGCGTGGAGATTGACCTCTAAGAATTAACTCCGCACCATTAGTTGTATCAGATACCGCTAATGTAGTTCTAGTTGTAGTATACCCAGAAACTAAAGCAGTTGGACCTATGTGCATCTTAGCTTTTGGAGATGTTGTATCTATACCAACATTTCCTGAAGAGTTAATGTACATTGCTGTACCAGAATTAAAAGAATCGTCATTTACATTAAATCTAATTCCTTTTCCAGAACCGCCTTGAATAGCTGCATCAGCTCCTGTATATCCAAACATTGTTCTACTACCAGCAAATCGCATATACGTTTGCGTATTGGTATCATTTCCAACGCTTAAAGCATCTGAAGTGCCTCTAACCTCTAGTAAATGACCTGGACTTGTAGTACCAATACCAACGTTGCCTGAAGAAGACACCATCAAACCTAATGTTTGATTGGCGTATAGTCTTATATCACTTGCTAGAGCGCCACCGTCTGAGCCTGCTTCAAGCCAGAGAGATCTTTCTGTAGATCTAAGTGCTGCTCTCGGAGTACCAGATGTATCTTGAACTAACGAAGTTACGTTGCCTGTAATACCGGAATGTCTAATGTATAGACCTCTAGTAGTACCGTTATTTGGATCATCTATTCTAATATCTCCTTCTTGAACGTGTAGTTTGTCGGATGGACTAGTAGTACCAATACCTAGGTTACCAGCTCTCTCAAGAACCATTAAGCCATTACCGCCTTGACCCATACTGTCTTCCCAGATTAAGTATTCTGGAGTTGTGCGATAATACATAGACATACCATCTGTCGCAGTGTATCCAAATTGAATACCGTGTGGACCACCTGCGCCAGTACCTGGATCGCCCAATCTAATAATAGAGTCTTCACCAGCAATGTGTAGAGATGTAACAGGCGCAGTAGTATGTATACCTACTCTGTTGTTAGCTGCATCTACATACAGAACACCAGAGTCTGCATTTACACTATTTAGAAACTTTATTGCCATAATATCTACTTGTCTTGCAAAGATAAAAAATAAAGGGGTAGCGACTTTGCGCCACTACCCCTCTTTAAATATTCATTTATTTCTAATTATGCTACGCTTGTTACCAACACTCTGTAAGCATTTGAAGCGGGTGCAGAAGCAAAAATCAAAGTAACAGTATCTGTGTCAGTACGCTCTACGTCTGTGAAAACTGTAGCACCGCTACTCTTTTCGTAAACCTGTACAATTACATCTAATGTCTCTAAGCTGTGGGTTATAGCGTAAGAGGTAGAACTTCCGTCACCAACATCACCTGCAAAGTTCTTAGCATCGTAGTGTGCTTCAACGCCTGCTGGGGTAACCGCACGAACCGTATCTGTACCTGTAATCACCTCAGCTGTAGTAGCTAACTCAACAGCACCTTTGACTGTTTCAGAAGAATCAGCAATAGATATAACTAGTGAGTTACTGCTAGCGTCAGTAGTAATTGTAGTTCCGTCACCTTGAATAGTTAGGTAAGCAGTCTGCCCAATACTCTCAATACCTGAGTTACCTACAAATTGTAATACAGCTAATGCTGTAGAAATGTCAAGCTTCTTAACCTCACCAGAAGTATGGAGAAGGATTTCAGAAGTTCCTGTTGTATTACCAAAGTCAGCAAGGCTACCGATATGTAGTTTCTGATCTACCGTACTCCAGTAGTCAGCACTCTCATCCCAGATAAAGCTTACGTTAGCAGCTGTACCACGCTCAACCTCAAAACCTGCGTTCTCAGATGGTGCGCCAGCCTCATCACGGTTAAGTAACAAGATGCTATCACCAATCTCTACAGTGTTAGAGTTGACGTAAGTAGTAGTACCTGTAACGGTAAGGTTACCACCAACAGTTACTGTCGTACCATCATCACTAATTAATGAGTCTACAAACTCACCACCTGTGTCCCATTTAGGTAAGGTGTTATTTGTTAGAGAAGAAGCACCAGAAACCTCAATGCTATCTTCATTTACAGTAATACCTGTAGCTGCACCAATGTTTAAGGTAACCGATCCGTCAGAGCCACCACCTGTAAGACCTGCTCCTGCAAGTACTTGCTCAATGTCTCCACCTAGGCTCTCCCATACTGGACCTGTTGGGTTTACACAAACGTAGACCTCGTTGTCTACAGTGTTGAAATATACCTGACCTAATACTGGGTTGGAAGGTGCGGCAGCAAGGTTCTGAATTGCAGCATTCTGTAATTCGTTCTTACTGAGGTTAATACTTGATAGATATTTAATCGCCATAGTTAGTTAAAATATGCTCTGCCAGAAAAAGCTCCGACAAAAGTTAGGGTTACTGTGTTATCGTCTATATATGTTATTTCTCCGTATACAACCTCATCGGCTGAGTCTACCACCATTACTGAAGGCTTCTTACCTAAGTTGTGTGATGCTGTCCATACCGCTGCGGCAGTATCTTGTATATGCACATAGTTTTTATCACCACCACCCTTTAGACCAGCAATACCTACAGTGCTCTGTGCAGGCTGCTTGGCAATAGTAGTCTTATTATACCCACTTTGTGTGATGGATACACTGATGCTCTCTTGATTTTTTACGGTTATATTACTCACTTACGTCTTCGTTTATTTTAAATATTCCGTACATCCAAGTAATGACTGTAGCACCTTGAGAGGACTGTAGGTCATACACATAAATACCACCATCAATAGCAGCCATAGTAGCAGCTGAAGCCGTAATAGTTAGCAGTCCAGTATTAGTTCCTGTAAAACCAAAGTCATTCGCACTATCGTCATTAGAGTCTCCATCAAACAATACCGCAGAGGAAGTATCTGTCTCACGTACTTGCATCATCCACTCGTATCCAGAAGATAAATCAATTACTACACCATCTTCATCTTTAAAAGTAAGCTCCAGGGTGAACGTGTCTCCCTTTCTAGTAGTAATATCTACTCTGTTTGCTATATCTAAGTTTATGCTAGTTGCCATATTACAAAGGTACTAATTTACTGGTTATCAAGCAGTTGAGTTAAATTATCTGAACTGTCGGTTAGTTCTTCTCTTTTACCTTGACGTTGAGACAATAACTTAGATTGTTCTAAAGCTTGTTTTTTAACACGTTCGTCTTTACGATCTTCTTTCATTGCTTCGTCTCTAGCTTCAGCACCACTTTCAATTTGCTGTTCTGCAAGACCGTACTCGCCTTTCATTTGCTCAAGCTGAATTTTCATTTGATGCTCCATTTGAGCGTACTGCATTTTAAGCTGGTACTCAAACTCTTTCTTCTGCATATCCAACTGTGCAAGAACTTGCTGCTTCTGTAAATCAACTTCAACAGCTGATTGCTGCTGCATAGCTTGAGCTTGTGATTGCGCTTGTACGTTCTGTTGTGCTATAGCCTGTTGTTGTGCTATACGTTTTTTTCTACGTATAATGAGTAAACGCTCTGCCTGGTCAATGTCTTTTAACTGACGAATAGCAATAGCGTCTTCAAGGTCTATTTCTTTTTGAGCCAGAGCGATTTGTATATTTTGCTCAAGGTACTGACGGTCCATATCGTTAAGATCACTGAGAACCCGGACACCAAAGTTGTACATTGGAAGATCTCTAAAGCTTGATAAGACAGACATATTAGTCTTGCCAATAGCTTTCTCATATACCTTAAATATAACTGACTCTATAGGAAGTATCTGAACGCATTTTAAGATGTCCTCACAGACTTTTCTGTAAAGAATCATACTAGCATTCGTAATATCATAGATAGCGTTGTTACCGGCATTTACAGCCATTTGGTTTACACCTACTAACGCTTCTCCTTTTGGAGTTGTACCGTCCATTACCTCGTTGATACCTGTAGCATCACGAATCATACGTAAGTAATGATTGTATAATGCAATAAGCTCGTTGATATTACGGATTGTATTTCCAATCTCACGAATAGGAGGATTCTGGAAACCGCCTTCTGGATTCTTACTACGATAGTAAAAGACACCTGTTTGTTCGTAGATGTCTTGAATATCTAAAGGTTGTAAATCACCACCACGACCTAGGTCAACATTCTCCAAACCTTCAATATCAACCATGATACCGTCCGGCTTACTCTTAGCAATTGCTTGCTGTAGTTTCAAGTGCGTAAGTTGCAACTGATCGGCAAACCCAATAACGCCAGATACCAAAGACTTAGGTATCATGTTACGCATGTTTACAGAAGTTACAGAATACGATAAGCGAGCCCTGGATATATCGTGGATATTCTTAGGGATATTGTGTTGTTTTCCGTAGTTAAATAAGTGGTCTGTACCAATAATATACATACCACCATAAACAGTAGCGTTCTGCATGTATACTGGCTCACGATCGTAAACGGAATTCTTAGGAGCTTCATATTCTTCTCCTTTGTAATAGAATCCCATGTTTCCATGACGAGACATCTTGTTTTCGTAGATCATAGAATCTACAGATAAGAACTCAAAGTCTAATACTTCAATGGTATACTCATCATAGCCGTATTTATACTTGTTAAGTTGCTTGTCGTAGTATTTTTCTGTAAAACGTTCAGCGCTATTAGAATGCTTATTCATCACATTCTGAGCCATCTCAGTATACTCTTTTTCTGTAAACTGATCACCAGCTAAACGCTTGAGCTCCATAATGCTCATACGCTTAATATGTCCAGCATAGACTAAGTCAGAAAACGTAGGGTCATCAGTATAGTTATGTATAAACATTGAAGGGTCTACATAATCCTCGGTAACACCGTAGTTAGGGTCATTGCTGCGTTTTGCAACAGCCATACCACAACTGATAATATCTTCAACACATCTGCGGTATATACGCTCATCAAAGTCATTCCACTGTAGTGTAAGCTGCGTTGCAAGTTGACCAGCAACCTCAGCATCTGTTTTTACATTTGTTTCTAGAAATATTTCAGCTTCTTCTGGAGTATCTGGAAGGGTATCTGGATCTACTTGTGTTTGCAGACCAGAAGCTTTAGCTTCCGCAATCATCTCCTTATTTTCAATCTGTAAAGCAATCATCTTCTTTTTTACATCCTTCTCGCTTTGAGAAAGTGGATCGACAGCTTCAATTTGAGGATAACGATATGATGATATGATTTTGTTTGCTACAATCTTAACAAACTTAGGAACGATAGGGACTGGAGTCCAGTCAATAGACAGTAATGATCCATCGTCATTACCGGGGTCTAAACTATTAAGTATCTGTTTGTAGATACGAGTGTCTTGTGTACCGTTTGCGTACATGCGTGACTGCTCAAACTCTTTGTACCTTTTTTGATACAAACTTCCCTCTGTGTCTAATCCTCCCCATTGATTCATCATAGCCTTAGCATACTCTAAGCCATATTCTTTTTGGCTTTTTTCAGCATGCTTTGCTAATGGGTTAGGGAAACTTCCTTTCTTTGTTACATTCATCTTTTCGCTGAATATTAATCAGAAACAAAGATAGATAATTTATTAACGCTGAATTACCTTGAC